AGGGTATGACACAGCTACAACTCCCCGGGGGGTGAATATTCCCATAACAATTTAAAGAACCGTAATGTATAGATTCCTTTTCACGCGAGCCCTTGCGTATATAGGGGTGTAGTCCAAAAAGGTGGTGAAATGATGGAAGATGACACTTTATCAAAAGAGATAGAGAGACAAGCAAAAATCTTACTTAAGAAAGTAAAAGATAAGAAGATTAAAAAAGAAACATCAAAATTGAAAAAAATATTCAAAGAAATTGGTCCTGAACTAATGGATACTGTATCATCTTTAATCAAAAATACTGCCTTCATGATTGTGACATTAGAGGACCTGCAAGAAACTATAAATATGGAAGGCACGGTTGCCGAATATAAGAATGGTGAAAATCAATTTGGTACTAAGAAAAGTCCTGAAGTTGAAATTTACAATACTATGATAAAAAATCACATGGGAATTATGAAGCAATTAACCGAACTCATGCCGGAGCCCACTCCAATTACTAAAACTACAGAGCAGCAAAAAAAAGATGAATTTAATAGAATCCTAAGGCGTGAGGGCAATGATAAAAAAACAAATTGAAACTCCAATATATATAAAAGCCTGGCATGATTATATTGAGGTAGAACCCAAAAGTCATGGGAAAGATATTAAGCTCTTAAAGAAAATGATTGAAAAATTACTCAAAAGTAAAACAGTTTTCTATGAGAATACAGATGTTGATGCATTTATTGATTTTTGTAAACTTGTTAAGCATAGAGAAGGACGTTGGGCCGGACTACCATTAGAATTATCTATAGAACAAAAATATATTGCAGCTTGTATCTTTGGTTTTAAAATGTATGATACTGAATTAAATATGGTTGTAAGATATTTTAGAGAAATGGCCCTTCTGGTTGCTAGAAAGTGGGGTAAAAGTACATTCGTTTCTGCAATCGCTGATTTTATGCTGATGTGTGATAGAGAACCAGCTGCTCAAGTCTGGTGTCTTGCAACTCAGAAAAGGCAGGCTTCAATAGTTTATGAAGCTGCTAAAAATTTTGCATTAGGTAGTGATGAATTAAAACTTCATGTAAAAACTAGAAGAGATACTGATAATTCCGAAATGCTTTTATTCCCTGAAGGCAATAGTTACATGAAAGCAGGTAGTAAAAATAGTGGTTCTCAGGATGGACTTAATCCGCACTGCGTTGTAATTGATGAAGTGCATGCAATAAAGGACAGAAATGTATATGATGTATTTTCGTCTGCTATGGGAGCCAGAACACAACCTTTGATATTTATTATAAGTACTTTTGGATTTGAAAGAGAAGGTATTTTTGATAGTGTTCTTGAAAGATGTGAAAAAAAGTTAAGTGGTAAAAGTGATGAACGTTTATTCCCTATGATCTTTCGGGTTGATGATAATGACAAAACTGAAGATAGAAAATGTTGGATAAAAGCTAATCCAGGCTTAGTTGATGCTAGACCAACAATGAGTTATCTTGAAGGCGAGTATCAAAAGGCTTTACAGGATCCCGCTCAAATGCCTTCTTTCTTATGCAAGCATTTAAACAGAGCTAGTTCAATGTCAGTGGTTTATTTTAACTTACTTCAGGTAGATAAATGTGCGATTGATATGAATATAGATATGATCCAGGACAAGTATGCTGCAGGTGGAGCAGATTTAGCAGAAACTACAGATTTATGTTGTGCTTCAGCTTTAATCCCTATAAATAAAAAATTATATTTATTCCAAAAGTATTTTATTGCAGAATCAAGAATAGAACAAAATAGTAAAGCAGATAAAATGGCCTATAGAAGTTTTTGCAATACTAATGCACTGGATCCACTCAACAATGAACTACTTAAAGTATGTCCAGGAAGTTTAGTTAAGAAAAGTGATGTAACAGAGTGGTTTGTTGAATTATCTGAGAAATACCAAGTTACCTTTTGGAAAATTGGCGCTGATAGATGGCACTTTGATGAATGGTCAGAAGATATGGCCATGAATGGATTTCCCCAGGAGAATAAAGAAGGCAGAGGAGTTGTATTCCCTGTAGCTATGGGTGCTAAAAGTTTATCTGAACCTATGAAGGAAACAAGGGTACTCTTTGAAGATAAAATAATACAATTTAGTAAGCATAATGGTTTATTTAGGTGGTGTACTACTAACACTGCTGCTAAGGTAACAATGCCAAACAATGATATACAACCGGATAAGTCAAAATCTAAAGCACGTATTGATGGATATGTGTCTTTTTTATGCGCTTATATTGCTTATAAAAAATGTAAAGATATGTTTGATGAATATCAGTAATATAGAAAAAGGAGTGTAAATATGAAAAAATATATAAGAATAGAATTAATCGATGAGCAAATCAAATTACAAGGCATGGTTGAGGACCAAAGGTTAGGGATTATAAACCATAAAAATATATTAGAGGTAGTGGCTAATCCAGTATTAACAAAAAGTGATGTATCTATTTCACAAATGATGGTTAATTCTTTTATTAGTAATATAAAAGTTTCTACTATTGGAGATAAAACTACAATGGTTCATGTTACATTAGTCAATGGTTTTGAAATAATTGAAACCTCAGCATGTGTTTCTAAAGAAAATTATAATGAAGCTATGGGGAAAGAAATATGCTTAGATAAAATAAGAGATAAAATTTGGATGCTCTTAGGTTTCTTACTCCAATCCGCAGTTGGTGGTGTCAATTAGGTTAGTCCTAAAATATAAAGTTTAGAAAAGACTTAGAAATGAGTCTTTTTATTTTGCCCATGAAAGGTGGTGATTATTATAGAAACATTTAAAGATATTAAGAACTATGAGGGGATATATCAAATAAGCAATTTGGGCAATATTAGAAACTCAAAAGGTCTAGTCTTAAAGCAGAGACACGATAAGGATGGATACAAAAGAATCTCATTACATAAACGTATTGGAGAGAAAAAAGATATTAAAACATTTCAAGTACACAGATTGATAGCCATGAGTTTTATAGAAAACATAAAAAACTTTCAGTTTGTTAACCATGTTGATGAAAATAAGGAGAACAATATTGTTAGCAATTTAGAGTGGTGTTCTAAAAAATACAATAATGGTTATGGCAGTAGAAATCATATAAGAAAAAGTAAAATACAAAGGGTAATAGATATAACAAATAACATATTGTACAATACTATGACTGAAGCAGGAATACCGGGTGGAGTAACAAGTGGTGCAATCTACAATGTCTGCACAGGAAGAAATAAAAGTTCTTATGGCAATAAGTTTATGTATTATGATAAATACTTGGCTCTGCAAGAAACTATTTAATAGTTTTGTATAGCCAACAAATTACATTTAGTTGGATTGGAGGTGAGAGATATAGGACTGTTTAGTAACATGGCAAACTATTTTAATAAGGATAAGTTGACTGCAACTAAACTTATAAACATGCTCAATCAGGGGTACTCTATACTGCAAATAAACAGGCAGATATATGATATCCCGGAAATCAGAACCGCTATTAATTTTGTGGCTGAAAAAATAGCAAGTGTGCCTTTTTATCATATAAGAGCGGACACTGAGGGCAATATAGCCATGATAAATGATAGTTTCCAAAATGTGTTGACAGTTAGGACTAATAAATACCAAGGACCTCAAGTATTCTGGACTCAAATGATCACTAATTATCTTGTAGCTAATAATGCTTTTGCTATGCCTGAGTGGAATAATAATGGAACTCTGGATTCAATATATGTACTCCCATTCACACAGTTTCAATTCTTCCAAGATGATATGGGTAGATTAATAATAACCTTTAATGGTGATAGTTCATTTTCATTTTATTATGATGATATTATTCACCTTCAAAGATTTCCTACTAACAAAGGTGGAGCTTCAAAGCAAGCTACAGGAAATTATACAACAATGGTTGGTACTATGCAGAACCAAGCGGTCAAGGATAGCGAGACAAGTAATAGAATAGCTGCATTATTACAAGTAAAATCTCAATTAAAAGTTACTGATATGAAGAAAAAGCTTACAGAATTCAAAGATAATTTCATGACCTCCGAAAATACAACAGGCATGGGCATGATTGGTGCAGAGTATGAGCTATTACCTTTTAATTTTAAAAATAATCCACTGAATGTCCAACTTTTAACTGACATTACCAAACAATTGTATAATTATTTCGGTCCATCTTATGAGATTATAAATGGAACTGCTGATGAACTTCAATATGAGCAATTTATTGAAAATAAGTGTAAACCTATTATCTATCAGGCTGAGGAAGAGCTAACTTATAAATTATTTTCTAGTAAAGAAATTTCTTTTTATAATAAAATCCAGGCACAGACAGTGGATTTGGAAATAAGTACATTAGCAGCAAAAACATCATTTTACAAGGAAATGGTTTATGGAACAATAATGAATAGGAATGAAATAAGGAGAAGGTTAGGCATGCCTAAGGGCCCATTGGAGCTTGATAAATTCTTAGGCAACAAGAATTTTCAAACACTTGAACCAGGCGTTTATGAAGTGGGAGGAATACTAAATAACCCAGCAGATGGGAAGTAAAGGAGGAAATATTTTGGAAAATGAAGAAAAAAAAGTGTCTCCGTTAACTGCTCAAAATAAAAGAAAGGTTAATTTTGATAATGAAAAATCTAATTTCAGAGCGGTAACACAAGATGTAAATGGACAACCAGTAAGGATGCTCAAAGGGTATCCTATTTTATTTGGGGTTTATGGAAAACCTTATTTAGGTAGTAAATGGGTAGAAAGAATAGATAAAACTTCTGTTGCAACTGTTGATTTCTCTAAATTGGTTTTATTGTTAGATCACAATACTAATTGGGTATTAGCAAGAGCAGGAAAAAACATGGAAGTTACTGTTGATGATGTTGGTGTATTTATAAGTGTGACATTAGGTGATACATGGCTTGATGATTATATTTATGACAGAGTAAGCAGGGAAATTATAGATGGAATGTCATTCTGGTTTGATAACAACTCTATGATTGCTTCAGACTGGGAAAATAAAATTGATGTAGTTACAAAAATTAATGCAATATATGAGGTCAGTGTTGTAACATTCCCAGCTTATGAAGAAACAGTTGTAATTACCGCAGATGGAACAGATCCAGTACCTAATCCACCAATAGAAGAAACAGTTCCACCAGATCCAACGTTAGATGATGTAAAAAAAGAAGCAAGCCAAGCTTTAATGGCTCTAATAGATATTTTATAGGAGGAATGTAAAAATGTTAAGTCAAAAAGAAATTGCTGAATTCAAAAGAGAACAGACAGAGCTAGAGGCTAAGAGGTCTGAGTTAAAAACCAAATGTAAAAATCATAGAGATATGTCACCCGAGGATTTGGGGGTTGAAGTTGAAAACTTAAGAACGGTATCAACTAGACTTGATGAAATCAGTGAACAATTAAAAGACACAGTAGTTGAAAAAAGAGGGGGATTAGGAATGTTAAAAGATATCAAAGGTAATGAAATCAATGAGGAAAACTTTAGGTCAACATCAAAATACAGAGATGCGTTTTACAGAAGTTACTTGAACAGCAAAGTTTCAGAAGCTGATTCAGAGGTAATGGGATTCGGTAAAAGAGCAATAACAGATATGAATGGCGGAAGTGTTACAAGTGGAGCAGAATATCTAGTGCCTCAAACTACTCTAGATAAAGTATTCAGCGTTGTTACTCAATATGGAAAACTTTATACAGCAATAACTAAATTTGGGTTTACTGGTGATGTAACATTACCAATAGGAACTACCGGAGCACCTACAGTTAATCCAGACGGAACTGTAGAGTTAAATTTTACTATGACTGATATTAAAATTTCTCAGGCAGCAGTTGTTGCAACAATCACAGTTAAAAATTTATTGCTTAGAAACAGTATTCCAGCATTTGAGCAATATCTTGCAATGGAAATTGGGAAATATATAGGGCTTCTTTGTGAAAACTATGTATTAAATGGATCAACTGATACATCATCATTCCTTGGAATCATTGCAGCTATAAAAGTAGCTCCTTCAGCAGCACACACATATTCTGTAATGGATTGGGAGCAAATTGCTCTTATATGTGCAGAAGTTGAAAGTCCATATGGTGATAATGCTTCATGGGCAATGAAGAGAAGTACATTCTTCAAGAAGTTTTTTGCTATGACTGATGCTGCAGGTAAACCAATAGTATCAATTGCTGCTGTAGCTGGTGGTCCTGGTCAGTCAATCTACTTGATAGCAGGACAACCTGTTATATTTACAAGTCAAATGCCTGATGTCGATTCAATACTTTATGGTGATCTTTCTTCTTATATTGTAAATGAAAGTGAGTCCTTTGGTATAGAATCAAATGCCTCTGAAAAGTTCTCAGCTGATGAAACAGTATGGAGAGGTAAATTATACTCAGGTGGAAAACCATTATTTGCAAAAACAACATTCACATATTGGTCATATCAAGCAATATAGTGCAAAAGGGGATTGAGTCCCCTTTTTTTATTTAAAAATAATAACTTGGAGGTATTCAAATGAGTAAATTTCATCCAAATGTAAGTAATAATATTCAAAGTGATGTAAGAAGTAAAAGAGTTGAACGTATGTATATAGCACATTTAATAATTGTTGCAGCTAAAGCAGTTGTAGCAAACCCAACGGGTATACATGCGGCGGTAACTGGAGCAGCTCAAGAAGTTATCACAGAAATAACTAATCCAGGAACACCAAGAAATATTACCGCGACAGCAGGAGGCACAGCTGGAAGTATAAAAGCTGTCCAAATAATAATTGAGGGTACAAACTATAATGGTGAAGTGATCACAGAGACACTTCCTGCATTTACAGTTGATACTGCAGGGTTAGTCGAGGGGAATAAAGCATTCAGAACTATAACCAAAATAATTTGTCCTGCGCATGATGCAGTTAGTGCATCAATTAGTATTGGCTTTGGTGAAAAGCTTGGGTTACCTTATAAACTTGCCCACAACACAATTAGAGATGTATTCTTGGATAATGTAAAGGAAGCAACAGCTCCGACAATAGTAACCAATGCTACTGCTCTGGAAAATAACACAATTGATCTAAATAGTGCTCTTAATGGCAAAATTATTGATATATATCTTATGGTGTAAATCATGACTGATAATGACCTATTAGAAAAGGTTAAAACTGGGCTAAGTGCTGGTGGAACTTCTTTTAATGATGGTAATTTGCTGATAAAAACTATAGCAGTAAAGCAATATATGCTAGGAGCTGGAGTAAGTGAAGAGCAACTTGAGACAGATTTAGGGATAGCAACACTTACAGTTGGAGTTACTGATCTATGGAATCTGTCTCCTGGAGAAGTAAAATTTTCTTTTGCTTTTGATATGTGTTTAATGCCACAATTAAAAGCAGCAAGTATGCCAGATTAGGGGTGATTAAATGTTTAAACCAAATTCACAACAGTTTTCAACAGCCATAAGAGTTCAGCACAGAATAGTTGACAATGTAAATGGAGCTGATGACATAACTTATGTTCCTGAAACTGATATTAATTTTTGTAACTGGAAAGGTATGGGTGGAACTGAAAGCACAGAAAGTGGTGTTCTGGTAATAGAAGATACTGCTACTTTGACTATGTGGTTTAACCCCTCTATATCTGAAAAAGATAGAATATTATTGAATGATATTAATGAGCTAGCTTATGAAGTAATTGGAATGCCTGAGAACATTGAAATGAGAAATATATACTTAATGGTCAAAGTAAAAAGAGTGGTGAGTGCCTAGTGGCTAGAAAATGGAGTTATAAAACTTATGGAAAAACAGCATTAGGCCAAGGATTTAAAGCTGGCGGGATAGAGGAATATCTTAAAAAAATTGAAGCACTAGGAAAGAATATAGATGAGGTAGTTAAAGAAGCCATAGAGGAATCTACAAAACCTATAACTGCTAATATACTAGAAGGTGCTCAAAGACACAAAGATAGTGGGCAAGTAATAGAAGCTATAGAGGCTCAACCAGTAGAACAAGTAGGTGGCTATATTTCTTCTAAAGTCGGAATTGATTTAGTTAAATTTCCTCATGCCATTCATGCTGTATTCCAGGAATATGGAGATGGCCATTCATCTGTGTTTCCAGATCCATTCATTCGACCAGCTTTTGATAACAATGTAAAACTAGTTAAAAGCATTCAAAAAAAGATTTTAAAGAAGGCAGGTGTTCCAGTTGAGTAGTATGTTTGATGTTGCTTATAATGCATTGATATCTTTAAACTATCCGGTAAAAGAGCAAGGGAGTTACCCAACTGGAACAGTATTACCTGAAACTTATGTAACTTATTTTATAGTGGATAGCCCCAATACTAGTTTTGCAGATAATGTGCCAACGAGTAAAACAACCAGGATACAGATAGTTATGTACTCTAAAAAGCCTACATTAGTACAAAATGCGGACAAAACTTTTAAAGATATAATGCTTCCCGCGGGATTTTTAAGAGCCGGGGGAGGATCCCTTCCTTTTAACGAAAAGACAGGCCATTATGCATGGCGAAATGATTATAAATATTATGAAATGGAGGAATAAAATATATGGAAAACCAATATGGAGAATTTGTAGGGGTAGATAGACTTTATACCTTTGATGTACTAGAAGATAGTGAAGGAAATTATTCAGCCAGTGTTCCTGTGTACTTTGCACCAACTGCAGAAATAAGTGGTGAAGCAAAAACAGATATTACAACAACTTACTATGATAATAAAGCTGGTGCAAGTTATGTATCAGAGGGTGCTACAGAATTAAAAATGACTGTATCAAATGTGCCTGCTAAGAAGATGGCAGACCATGTGGGTAAAGATTATGATGTAGCTTCAGGTAGGGTTTATGATAATGGTGAGCCTAATCCACCTGATAAGGGAGTTATGTTCAGGTACAATATGGGTAAGAGCGGATATCGTTATTTCTGCTATTTAAAAGGCATTTTCAGTGGTGGAGCAGAAGCAGCAGCATCCAAGGGTGATAAAATAGATGTAAAAACCTATGAAACAACCTTTACCGCAGGTGCAACTACACATGAATGGGCAATTGATGGTATTAAGAAATCACTTAAAAGAGTATTTGGTGACACTGCAGACCTTGCTTTTGATGGTTCAAGTTGGTTTTCTCAGGCACAAACACCTGATATAGTAGCAGCTCCTTCCGCACTTGCTTTAACAACTAGTGTTCCGGCAGATGCAGCAATTGGAGTAATAAAAACTGCTGCTATTGTGCTTACTTTTAACAATAAAATAGCTAAAGAAGCTATTACTCTTCTAAGTTCAACTGGAGATATTGTGACAGCAACTAAAGTATGGGATGCCACAGGAAAAATATTAACAATAGCTCCATCTGTTGCACTTACAGGAACTTTGAAATATATTATATCCATTGCAGGTGTAACTGACGGATATGGACAAACTTTGGCAGCAGTAGCAAGAGACTTTACAACAGTAGCATAATAATGAGGGTGGCTTAACAGCCCCCTTAATTTTTTTAGGAGGTTTTTATGAAAATATTATCTTTAAAATTAAATGACAAGACCTTTATGACTGGGAAAATAACAGCTTTTTTATCCAAAGAAGCATTAAAAATACAGAAAGAATCACTTGCATTAGCTAAAAAGGGAAAGATATTGCAAGAATGTGCTGAAGAAAGCCAAGTTGACGGAGCTGAGGAACTATTGACAGCAATGATGGAAATTAGAGAGAAAAAAACATGGCTCATATGTGAAGTTTACCAGAATAAATTTGATATTGAAACTCTTGAAAAAAATCTTGATGATGAAGAAATTGACCAAGAAATTAATAAAATTCTTTATGGAATTGTTGGTACTATCTCAAAAAACTAACTAAGGGTGAGATTGAATTATCACCCGCGGATATGGAAGAAGAAGCAGATGCAGAACATAGTTTGAATTCGATTTATAGGCAATTAGTAAAAAACTTTACTTGGGATCTAAATGCAATTGATAATACAAATTTAGAAACATTAGTAGATTTTTTATTTTTTAATCCATCAGAAGACCCAAATGTAAGAGTAATAGATGGAAGAGAATATCATAGGGCAAAGAGTGCTCCTTCCTGGTTATAAAGTCTTAGAAAGTGAGGTGAGAACATGGCAAATGAAAATGATATTGGGGGTAAAGTCGGACTAGACGTCACCGATTTTAAAACAGGTGTTTCGGATTTAAATAGGCAGATAAAAGTAATTGACAGTGGGTTTCGTGCTGCAGCTGCAGGTATGGATGACTGGGGTAAAAGTGAAGAAGGATTAAGAGGAAAAATTAATTCTTTGAGCCAGATAACCGACCTCCAAAAACAAAAAGTTGCGAATCTTACAGAAATATATAAAAAAGTTGCTGCTGAAAAAGGCGAAACAAGTAAAGCAGCGCAGGATTTACAGATAACAATTAATAAGGAAACTGCAGCTCTAAATAAAAATCTAAAAGAATTAGATAATACCTCCACTGCACTTAATAATTTTGGCAAGGAAAGCATAGATACTGCAAAAGATCTTGATAAATTGAATCAATCTACTGATGAAACAAAGAAAAAATTGAGTGATATGGGTGGTAATATTGCTAAAGGAGCCGCCGCGGGAATAGCAGCAATTGGAGCAGCAGCAGTTACAGCAATTGGGGGCATATTTACATTTTCAAATGATACCACAAAGGCCTTAAATGATATTCAAACCAAAACTGGATACTCGGATGAAGCCATGAAGGGCATGAAAGAAACCATGCTTTCCATATATAACAATAATTTTGGTGAAAGTCTCACTGATATTGGTGCTTCCATGGCAACGATAGGACAACAGACAGGTGAAACAGGAAAAGAACTCCAAGAATTAACCCAAGATGCTTTAATGTTAAGAGATACTTTTGATTTTGAAGTAACTGAATCTACTAGATCTGCAAAGATGATGATGGACCAGTTTGGGTTAAGTGGAAAAGAATCTTTTAACCTTATTGCCCAAGGTGCTCAATGGGGATTAGATAAAAATGGAGATCTCCTTGACACAATAAATGAATATTCAGCAACTTTTAAGGCCCAAGGATTTTCTGCTGAGGAAATGTTTAACATGTTTCAAAATGGGGCAGCAAGTGGAACCTTTTCCGTGGACAAACTAGGTGATGCTGTAAAAGAATTTGGAATAAGAAGTAAAGATGGAAGTAAATCAACAGGTGAAGCTTTTAAAGCTTTAGGTTTAGATGTAAATGCTACTTCAATGAATTTTGCTAAAGGTGGAGAAGTAGGGCAAAAGGCCTTTACAGATGTAAATAAAAAGCTTTTAGAAATGAAGGACCCATTGTTACAGAATCAAATTGGTACTGCTCTTTGGGGGTCAATGTGGGAAGATTTAGGGGTAAAAGGAATTTCTGCTCTGACAGAAACTAAAGGTGAAATAAGCAATACCACAGATGCTCTAAAGGGAATAAATGATGTTAAATATAATGACATAGGTTCTGCTTTTGAAGGGCTTAAAAGAGGATTAATAACTAGTATTTCGGGACCAATTGAAAAAGAAATTACTCCTAGAATTAATGATATGATAGGTGCCTTGAAAAATGTCGATGTTACTCCTATTGTAAATGGTCTTAGTTGGATTATAGATAATGCAAATAATATAGCAACAGGAGCAGTGGCAATAGGTACAGGAATGGCTACTTGGAATGTAGTAAGCATGATACAGGGAGTAGTTAAATCAATAAAGGCTTATCAACTTGCAAATGAAGGGGCAACAATAGCACAATGGGCTATGAATGTAGCTATGTCAGCAAATCCTATAGGTATAATCATAGCAGTTATAGCTGGACTAGTAGCTGCAATAATCTATCTGTGGAACACTAATGAAGGGTTCAGAAATACGGTTATAGGGATATGGAACTCAATCTTAGCAGCAGGACAGGCGGTATGGGGGTGGTTAGTAAATTTCTTTACAGTGGATATACCAGGTGCTTTTAATGCTGTAGCGAATTTCTTTACAAACTTTCCAGCTATAGTAGGACAACTCATTATTAACATCATGTTATTTTTCAATGAACTCCCTGGGAAAATAGGGTATGCTTTAGGTTTTGCAATAGGAACAATAATAAAA